ACTGCACAAGGGTCCGAGGCGAAGCCGAAGTCGACCCCATAGATAATTTCGGCTTCTGGGTCTGGTTGCCAATCGAACTTCCAGTTCTTGTACACCTGTCCCTCTCCGATGTCGGACCATTGACCTAAGATGTGGTGGGTATAGTATTCTGGGTCATCATACTTAGCACGTTCCCATTCGTCCATTTTCTTAGGATCTAAGTTGTCGTAGTTATCGAAGTATGTGGTGTGGATAAATCCGTGGTCCATACCCCATTTTGGGTGTGGCTGTCCGTCTGGGGTATAGAACCTACGGAATATCCAGTGTGTCTTAGAAGTTGGGTTAAACAAGAGGAAGATCTTGCGTTCGATCCCTTTGGTACGGAAGGAGTCAATAAGTTTAATGTACTCCTGTTCGCTCGGTAACTCGGTTGCCTCGTCTACGAGTAGGTGGGACACCCGAGCTAGACCCTTACCCCTCGCGGTCATGGTTCCTTCCTGGAGCTTCATGGAGTGGGTAATAATCATGTTGTCATTGCGGGTGTTCTTAATCTCGTCGCCCTTAACCTCGAGGTATGAGGTTAATCCCCAGTCTGTGATGAGGTCTATAATGTCTCGGTAGATCGAAGTTGTTAGTGCACGTTGGGTATACCTCGCGATCACCCCGCGAAAGTAATCATCCCCCATGAGCTTCATTACAAAATAAGCAGCTATGTTAGTGGACTTACCGGAAGCACGGCCACCTGAGATAATCCAATAAGTCTTATCCTCGTAGAAGACCGGGGCATAGGCATCCAAAAACTTAAACTGCCTATCCATATATTACTCGTCCTTCTTCTTATTCCAAAATGACCAAACTATAGAAGTGATAGTCATAATACCACCAAGCAGTTCAAGCATAGTAGATTCATCGATCCAACCTTTGTAGATGGCGATAGAGCCGAGTCCAGACAGGAAGTGTCTGATGATTCCGAGGGTTTGTTCTTGTGTCATGATTTGTTGTTTTTATTTTCGGGTAGAACTATGTTAATCGGGTTAAAGTCCTGCCCGTCTTTCCCGGTGATCTCTTTGCGAGAAACCTGAGGTACGAATCTGGTCGAGATCTCAATCCAATACTTAAGAAACTCGGCCGGGCTTCGGTCGTAGACTTTCTGAAGAGCATCCTGAAGTTTGTCTTCGTGCCCTGCTAACAGAGCAGCAAAGGTAGCTTTGATCGACTCCGAGGTGGCATTGCCAACCCCAGGTGGTCTACCCTTTGGATTCCCTGATTGTCCTGGTTTAAATGGCATATTGTTTTGTTGTTCTTTACAATAGATATTTTTTCTAAAATTATTTCTTATTTAGGTAATATCTCAGACGTTCGTTCCATCTCTTTTCGTAGTCTGAAGCTTTGTGACCCATCAATTCGCTTTGTACTCTGTGAATGACTTCGGTGTACTTAAGTTCCATGCCCTTGGAATGCTCTATCCATGCTAAGATTTCATCTAAGTCTTCGAAGTCAAACAAGCTACGCTCCACAGTGTCATGTCCATATCCCACGTAATAACATTGTAATCGTTCGGAGGCCCTTGAATAAACGACACGAAATTCATCCATGCATAGGATAAAGTAAACTTCCTCAGAAAGGATCTCAATACCGTTATCTTCTGCCCACTTATAAAGTTCGTTAACCAGATCCAGATCTATGAGTCTTGCCTTCTCCGGTAAGCTAAGTTGTTTATTCTGTCTCATGCAAACATGTTTACGTATTGTACACCTTCTTCTTCCCATTGCTTTAACTCTCCTACAATCTGTAGGTGATTAAGCATAAGTCTTAAGTCCATTGGGTTGATCTTAAGTTCCAAAGCCCATTGTGCGATGTCCACTGGGATGTTCTTGTTGTTAACTGATTTCACAATCAGAAATGCTAATATTTTCTCTTTCATGTTTGTAACCTTTGTAACCTTTTTGTAACCTTTTTTTGGTTACGGAAAAAACTGCTCTTACGATATCGTATGGTACAGTTTTATAGTATATTCTTTATTTGTAACCTTGTAACCAAAAAAAATAAGAGTATATTCCTGTTTTACTCTTTTTAGTAGTGTAATTAGTGTATTTCCTACCAAGTCTGCGTAACCAAAAAGGTTACGAAAAAAGGTTACGTATCCTAAACCGCTCATAATCAAAGTTTTAGCAAATTTGGTGAGTTGATTTCGTAACCTTTTTGTCCTTGTACCTCCACGGGATCGGCACCTACGTTTTCTCTGGTAATCTTCCAACCCTTTTTGCTTTTCCGGTTACCTTCTACCCTATGTGTCTGGTAAGTTGCCCCAAAATGGTCCTCAAAAACCTTTTCAATGTCTATGGTTGTCCAGGATCTTTTATAGGTATCTGTAAGCATTTCCTTAACCTCATTCTTTTGCACAATCATAAAATCGCCGCCCCACTCGGTCTCAAAGATACCTTGATAGTGTTCTTTGATGTGATGGTAAAGCGCACCTTTTGATCTTTCCTTGACACTATCTAACCTATGGGTACGGAACACATCGCGAGCAAATCTAAGGCCCCCGACTCTAGGATGTACAGCTTTACGCTTCAGTATGTAGTCCAGGAAGGCAGGGATTTCTGCTATAAGCTTCTTTTTGAAATCTGGATCTACCTGGTGTTCTGGAAATGGAGGTACTTCTCGTATCCAAATACGGCGGTCATCTTTTTGTATGTTCATCACATCATCCAATTCATTAGATGTTGCTATAAGGTGACCGTGAAAATCTACCATGTATTCGTTTTGGTTTTTAGGATTCACCTTCATTTTTGCCAAAGTGGTCACACGCTTAACTATAGCATAAAAGTGTTTATCTCTGTTGGTAGATGGCATTTCATCCATATGCAACAGTATCTTATCACTAATAAACAAATTGAATTGTGCACCAAGATCTTCTGGGTTGATAGGTGCTGCAGATTTACCAAGTACTTCTTGTAGCCACTCAAGTAACATAGACTTACCAGAACCATGACTGGCAGAAACTAGAATGGGTACAATTAATTTCTGTTTAGGATTGGTCAAGAGTTCTTGAAACCAATCTAAAAAAAGATCTACCTGATCTCTTTCCCTATCCCATGCGCCAAACAAATGGTTAATCAATTTCATGGTGGTTTCATACTTACCTTCAGCGGGCTGATGATCTAAAGGTTTAAATGTATTCCAATAGGTACCTTCACCTATATTAATGTACTGCTGTGGTTTAAGAAAATCTGGTTCAAATACAAATGAGGTGTATTTTGGTATGTCTTGGAAAAGACCTTTAACCCCAGGATGTTTAGTACTAATGGTTTCTTTTTTTCTATACAGCAATTCACCATTTACCTTTTCAAAGTAATCGTTACCCACCATGACATAAGGCAGGGTTTCAGACCAAGCATTAACGCGAATTTGAAATGCCAGCCATTTTAAAAACTCATCTGACTGCACATTATCCAAAGTAATAGGATCGTAATCACGATATGCCACGTCGAACATGCTTTCCAAATCCTTTCTTGCCTTTTTAGGATCTGAACAACCAGGTGCTTGTATAATAGCAGACACTAAGCTTTCTTTTACCACATCTTTGGGCAATTTAATAGCACCACCTTTAACCATCTTAGCAATCTGTGGTGTAAGACTTTGTGTCATAGGAAACACCTGACCATTTTCCAAAGACTTTAATTGGTTAACGATGCTGTGAAAACGTTTCATAGCGTGATTTTCTGCAGAATACTCGTTGTTACCAAGTGTTTCTGGTATAATGCTTTGATCAGGCACGAACGGTATAGATTCCACAGCAAAATGTGCCTCAGGGTCGTGTGCTAGAAACATACCCATATGGAATATTGCTTGTCCTGCATCCAACTTAACACTCCACAGTTGAGAAAACACAGGGTACACGGATTGTTTTATAATGTCCTCTGTTTTCTTTGCTGATTCATGCTCCAAGTCTACAGCAATTAGACCTTTCAATCCATTAGATGGACTGCGCATGCACATCACAACATAGGGAGAGGAACATATAGTCACATATAAATCATCCCACTGTTCTTTAGTCAACGACTTATTGTCTTGTACATCTATATCAAACGGACACATTCCAGAAAATGTACCTTCAACATAATCAGATTTGTTTAGACCTGTAAAAAGCCCAAACACCTTAAACATAGGTAGCTTTTTCTTTAAGCCCTTGCTAGTTTTATGATCCTTGCCAAATGCTTTTAGCGCATCCCTATAAAGAAGTGTTTTACCTTCCAAAGAACCTTTAACTACCACATCAGCAATATCTCTAAGGGTTACCTCTTTATCTGGTTTTTGTTTTTTAGATTTTCCTACCTCATAGAAGTAGGAAAATCTTGCATTTAAATTACTTCTTTTATTCATTATTAACCTCTTCTTCTAGTTTGTCTGCCTGAATATACTGTGAGGTTTAGAATTTCCAGTACAATTTCAGAGGTAGTTAAACCTCCCCAGTCCATGTTTACTCTATGTTCTTTTTCTCTCCAATATCTGTAGTACAGTGTTGGACTACCTTTATAAAAATCCAAAAACAAATACTCTGTATAATCGTAAATACCGAACTTGGCAAAGACATTTAATACCTTTTGGTTGTGTACAGTACAATCCCCTGTATAACCTTCGTATCCTGACATTTCAAATCTTTTGTCACCAAGGATTTTTCTGATGTCAGCTCTGGTTAATTTACGTATGCGATTAAGATCTGGATTTCTCCATCTACTTAATTCTGTTAAACTTTCATGCTTGCTAAAGTCTTCATAGAACTTATCGTCCAGCATTTTTCTTAGTTCCCAAATTTTTAGGTTTTCCATATTTACTTGATTTTATTAGTTGGTCAATCAAGCGACACTGAACCTTATAGGAAGTAGCCTCGAAGATTTCATCGAGGGCTTTTAAGTAAGAATCTATTTGGGATAGTTTCATATTGTCTTCTTATAAGGTCGGTAATAGCCATTGACCTTTATTGTTATAATCTATATATGAACTTTTGTTTCCAAAATTCGTGACCTTTTAATGTCCGGACAAAAAAAGTCCCCAGTAATGGCTGTAACCGGGGACTTAGGGTTGTGCTAAGAAGACACATATGCGAACTTAGGCTTCAGTAAATAGTAGAGTCGAAATCAAATAACAATAATGGAAAAAAGTCGCCTAAGTTCTTAATTTATATATCAACGGAGGCTAGGAGTTTCTCATAACTTAAGGCGAATCACCAACTTACCCAGCATTTGTAATATTCTTTCTTTATCGTACACGTTATTGAAATTACCATCGTGTAGCACATTGTACACATCCAACACAATCTGGCGTTCCTCAATCTTTAACCTTTTTTTACCCACATAGTCTATGACCATTTCCAATAGTTGTGTTTCGTTCCAACCTTGCAATTCCCATTGTACTTTTCGTTTTAAAGATCTACCAACACGTTTTATAGTATTCCATACAAAATTCTTGTCTACATCAAATCTTTGCACTATGTCCATGATGGTCATTCCTTTAAAGTAGTAAGAATGTATGATATTGTATTCTGAAGGAAACAGCCTATCCACATACTTCATCATGAGTTCAAACTGTTCATCTGCTTGGTAATCGTATTGATCTGGATCTGGGGTGTTATAGCTTTGGTACTGTTGGGTTTTTACCTTGCGATACTTTGAATAGAACGGTGACGAGGATGATGACCAAAGATTCTTTGTAGTGCGAGCAACCCACCACGTAAAGGAATTGGAATTATGTATAACGTTCTTTTTATTGGGATCTAGTTCACACCAGATTAAGGCTACTTCTTGTGTTAAATCACCAACTAGATCTTTGTCTTTACAAATGTTATTACATATTTCCCCAATGATCGAGTATTCCTGGTTGAAGTCCAAATTTCTCCTTATGTTTTTTCCAGTGTGTAATAACAAGGTTGGGTAGTCTAAGTATAAAATTCAAATAAGTATATGGATTATACCCCATGTCATTAATTCTTAGTATTCTCTTATTTATCTCTTTGGCACTTGCATCCAAAAATGCCAAACGATCCTTTTTCCACTCGTGTCTAAATGGGTAAGCCGAAGGAACCTCATGTGTAGTGAATAGGTTATTTTGTCGTAGATCCCAGGGATTATGGTTAAAGTAGTTTATATGTTCATTATTGGCCATTCTCTTGGTGTAGCATTCGTACACTATTCTTTCTTTCGGTCCTAAGCTAATAGCCTTAGAACCACCAACAGTTCTAGTTGCATCGAACAGTTTCATAAACTCTTCCTGTGGGGTATCGTAGTCGTACAGCTTAGATACGTTTACTGTGCCCTTTGTAGTAAAAGATATTTCCCATTTATCGTTATCTAAAAACAGTATCCCAAGATCATTACAATATAAAGGATAGATGGGATGTCTGTAGTAAGTAAATTCCTCCGGAGGTGGAGGTACAGTGCATTCGAATATATGGGAGGGATTCTCTACAAACTTCATAAAAAAACCTGACGGAGGAAAGATAATAATGCAAAAATCAACAAATAGGGTGACAATCTCCGCCAGGCATATTATATATCAAATTCGTTTTCGAAAATTTCAGGTCCCCTAAAAAACGAAATTGTTAGTCAGATACATACTATAAATCAAAACATTAATTATGGCAAGAACAACATACACGTTCTATTACCTACACGATCCACGCAATGAGGAGATCGGATATGTAGGTATGACCACAGAGCCAATTCAGAAAAGAATCCGTAGACACATACAAGAAGCTACAGAACAAAAGCACAGTCCAGAATCTGAGAAGAACAAATGGATCCGGGAGCTTTTAGACAACAATTTAAGACCAAGATGTACAGAACTAGAGGTCACTGGTTATAAAGAAGAAGCTCATGCTGCACAACGCAGACAGTATTGGATTGCTAAAATGAGGTTGGACAATAAACTGACCAACATGACCGATGGTGGTTTAGGTACACCTGGACTTCATCTAGAACTTACAGAAGAAACCAAAGAAAAGATTGGCGAAGCCGTTACCAAATTCGGGGATCCATCCTTGGAACAAGCTATAGAAATGAGACGGGAAGGTAAAACCTATAAGCAAATCTACGACAGCTTAGGTATGTCACGCACCAATTTCTATAAGCATTACAAAGATAAAGTAATAGAAGCCCTAAAATGATAGGCTATCATGTAGTTTGGGATCCACCAAGAACATCCAAGTGGGAAAGTTGGGAAGTGCTGCTGCAAGTACTGTCAGCAGTTATGTGGAAAGAGGGATTCGGACCTATAAAACTACTTTGTGATGCTAAAACCCTTGAATATTTTAAAAGCATAGGTGTAGACGAACTATACGACGAGATCGATGTGTTTGATAACTCGATGTTAAAAGGTATAGACCCAGACATTTACTTTGCAGCAGCCAAATTATTAGGTATGTTACAGGTTCAAGATGACCAATGTGCATTTATTGACACCGATTTACTGCTTACACCACCTAAAACCCCTATAGACGAAACAAATGTCTATGTATTTCACAGAGAATATCCAATAGAATCTGTGTATCCAGACCTTTGGGACCGTTGGAAATCCCCAATACCTACAGACAGTGAAACACATGCTATGAATTGTGCTCTTGTGTATTGGCCAAACCGGGAATTAAGACGTAATTATGCTTCCATGGCTTTAAAGTTTATGCGTACTAATGATTACCATGGGATGTATGACAAAAACGTCTTAATGGTTAACGCAGAACAAAGAATGCTCGGATTTTATCTTAAGCATAGAGGAATAATACCAGATTATTACATTAAAGACATTTATATTCCCGATCCACATCATGTATCTTTAAGCTGGGTACATGATGGTTTAGGTACTAACCTCCAAGATCTTAAGAAAGAATTTCTGCACCTTTGGGGCCACAAAAAAGAATTGCGCAACAACAAAATTGAAGCTGCACAGTATACTTTTAGGCTTTATGAATTGTGTGTGAAATACGACGAGCTTAAAATCGATAACATCCTAAAAAAATTAAAAATATGAAAGGAACAGTAGTCCATATAAATGGAGGACTCGGTAAATGTATCGTGTTTACCGGTGTAGCTAAATGCTACAAAGAGCAGAACCCAGACCAAGAACTAATCATCGTTTCAGGATATCCTGAAGTGTTTATCCATAACCCCAATGTAGACGGTAACTACTCGTTTAACACACCGGAACTGTGGACGAGATTTTACGGGAATCCAGAATACGAAGTGCTGGCCCAGGATCCTTATCTGGAAGCGGAGTGGATTAAAAACGAGGAGATACACCTGATGGATATTTGGTGTGATATGTGGGGAATTGATTGTACATGTAATGGGCCAGAGTTATTCTTCTCCGGACCAGAAGTAGATGACCTACAGGCTATGATCCAAACAGATAAACCCCTGGTGGTTGTCCAGAGCACAGGTGGTTCTAATCCAGCAGCCAGATCTTGGACACG